GCTACTGTCTCAACATCACGAGAAACAATATCGTGCGGAGCTTGAGCATAGACCAATCCCGCATAGGCTTTAGGTTGCTTAATTGAATAGGAAGTTTGGACGCTCATTATTTAGCTCCTTTGTTTTTCCAAGCATTTTGACTATCAATCATCATCTTTTCACGAGCGATGACATCAGCCGGACGAGTGTCAACAATACCTTTATCCTTACTTTCAACCTGTTTGGTAAAAGCATCGTCAAGGTGTTGCTGACTGTTATTTTCAACTGATTCTACCAACATGTCAAAACGAGCATTGATATAGTCTGAAGAAACTGAATCCAACTGAACATTAGGGCATTTAGCAGCTACCGCTTCTTTACGAAGAGTATCTGAGTCTTTACCTTCCCATTCGATTTCAGGAAGTACTTTACGAACTGAATCAATAACATTAGTACGTTCAGCGACTAACTTGTCGAATGTTTCTGTGGTTGGAATTTTAGATGTAGCATCATCAAGTTGAGCCTTTAAAGAATCTTCGGTTTTCTTGGCTTCAGCAGCCTTTTCTTCCATTTCATCTTCTTTGGTTTTTACTTCATCTGCTTTTTCTTGGATTTCCTTTTCAGCATCTGTAACTTGCTTTTGCAGTTTACCAACTGCCTGAGCAGCTTGGTCAGATACCTCAAAGTCGACCCCATCGATGGTGATTTTAGCCATATTGACATTATCTCCTATGTCGGGTAAATTGTCGGCCACTCTGCAAGCAGTTCCAGCACGACCACGTTCAACGATAGCAATGTGATTGCCCTTAATGTTCCTCTGAATGGCGTCGTATTGATCACCGTTCGGAGTAACTCCTGAAATCCACTCGATATCAGCAGTGTAGCCATTGGAGAGCTCTACCTTACCGCTCTCAATATTTTTAATAGCTTCACCGTCAGTAACGTGTAAGATTGTTTTAGCGAACATCCCATCTCGAACTACCTCAGGTCCGGACATTCCGACACTGAATTGTTTAGAGTTGCTAGGGTTAACTAGCTCTGGAGGATGATTATTAGTAACTGGTTTATTAGTGAAAGACTTAAGAGATTCATCATTGAATACTTCTTCCTCAGGTCTGTAGATTTTAACAATATCAGTTGGATCTCTATCAGTAAGACCCATCTCAATAGCCAGATAGTCCTGAATTCCCGTACGAGAAATACGAGCTGGGACTTTAAGAAAGCCTTCGTCGGTATATTCGCGTTCGGTCGTAATATTCAGTCTGTCTGTTAAAAACATTTAACACCCCTTATAATTTTCTCAATAATTACTTATATTTCTCATTTAGTAAAGCTATTTCAATTTAATATACCCATTGTTTAACAATTTTAATATAACTCAGGGATTCTTTGGACTCCTGAGTAGTCGCATTAGATATTTGAGCACCTAATACATAATTGCCTTCCGGTAGGTTTAAGTCAGAAGGAGTCAAATTTACTACGAATTTGGTATTGGATTCTATAGTGTCCGTCACCAATCTATCTATAGAATTAACTATTTCTGAGTCGGATTTAGATCTAAGTTGTATTCTCAGTTCGTAACCTGTTAAATCTCTAGAGTCAGAGAAAGAATAATGTTTTGTATAGTTGCTCTCTTTAACAACATTCTTGAATTGTATCGCCATCTACTTTATCCTCTATTTTAGATTCTTCGATAATTCCCCCAATGGAAACATCTAATAGCTCTTGATCTATCTGTTCGTTTTTCACATCCATGTTTATTATTCCTACTTCCACTTCTGTGTCTATGATTTCGCCTTCTTCCGGTACTAGTATTATCGAAGAGATTGTGTTAGTTATGTGTAATCTAGCCGAGTTACCTACAGGGAGGGCAGACAACTCTAGTAATCTTTCTCTAGCGGTAGGCATAATTACAATTCCTCGTCCCAGACTTTAGTCGCTATGTCATCTTTATCTTGTTCAGAAATAGACACGCTACTTACGGGAGTATCCAGATTATTCAATCTAGGATCATCATCTAGAAGCGGGTTTGTCGGTATAGCAGCAATTGCAGAAGATACCCCAGCAGGGCTAAACTTAACATCACCATTAACGCCATCGACCACCACTCCGTCTTCAGAACCAACATAGCAACTCACCCCAGCATTTATGTCACCAGTGCTAGCTCTGCGAAGTCTCCAGTATCCTTCCATGTCAATAATATCGCCGGAAGCAGCCACTTTATTGAATTTAACAATAGTGCCGTAAACCGTGTGCCATCTCATCCCCTGCTCAGTCACAAGTGAGTCTTCTACCATATCGAACACAGTTTGCCCTTCAACAACTTTGTTTCCAATATCGATGATACCTTCTGGCACAATAAAGTCGTAGCTGACGGAAATTGCTGCATCAGTTGTGTTCGTGTACATCGGCTGTCCGTCTGTACGTGTCAATTCTGGCATGACAACTGGAATCGTGAGCGAACCTCCAGCGACTACAGTAAACGTACCTATATCAGCTACTTTACCGGGGAAGTCAGTCGCAAAGCTGTACTCTTGACCATCATCTATGCCCAATATACTTACAACCTCTGTTGATGCTGTGGCTTGCCCATAAGCTTTAGTATTTCCAGCAGAATCAGATACATAATAATAATCACCCACCTCTAAACCGGTGAAAGTGATCACCATATCCTGTATATCTTCCCACACATAGCCCGGCTCTAAATCCATGTCTAGATAAATACCGCGCAAATATGCTGAATTAACTGCACCAGCGATCTTTTCAAATTCACATTCAATAAACCAATACGCACCAGTTGTAACGAATGCGGTATCAGCTTGCACATTAGCAGTAGTAAAAGCCTTGTATGTTGCTGGCTCTTCGCTACCCGCTTCCCACACTTTATAAGTGACAGCAAAATCACCAACATTTGACCCCGTAATGACCGCAGCGGCTACATTATCAACACCGTTTAGCATTCTGGATCGTGATCGTGTCTTATTACCTATGTCTGTAAAATAAACACTCCTGCCATCATGAATAATATCTGTATCGCTACCGGAGATAATACTGCCGTTTGGAGTTAAGGTATTTACATGCATCCATACTTGCGCTTGAGTTCTGCCTGCATCTTTTACAATTATACTGCTAGACATACCATTGCCAAGGTTGGGAGACAAGCCAATCATAGATACCAGCTCATATTCTGCGTTGTTTGCAGTAGCATTATTCACTGTATCGTTGGGCACATCCACATTACTAATCAAAAATCCTTTAGGGGTGCTTATATTGTAATCAGTACTATTGCTGGTGCCCTCGTAGCTCAAATTATTTATTGAGCCATTCGCAATTTTATCGAAATAAAATATTCGACCAAGTTTCATAGTCGAAGGGAAAATCATTTTTTCATCTGAGCTGCCTATCTTATACGTACCTACACTCCCTCGGAATAGCGTATCTCTAGACGATGCATAGTTAAAATCACCGTATAACCTGTAAAGTAATTCTATATCACAATCGCTGCTAGTATTTTGCATAAAATTGTTAGGAGGAGAATCTGTTCTCAGATATCCGTCTGATACAGTGATATCAAACTTACCGCCGTTTCCAGACTTGGGGTTGAACGAAGGAGAACCGCCCTGATAGATAGTTAATGAAGCATCACCCCCGTCATTACCCAGCTTGATACGCTCAACATAAGTAAGCGTATTTTGCGCGATCATTCTAAACGTATGACTACCCCAAAACGGAACTATTGCACAAGTTATCTCGTTAAATGATACTCGTTCTGTTTGATAAGTAATCTCATCACCGATGGTATCTTCACCAAGAACCATGCTCGCAGCGTTAGTTCCCATAGATATAAAGTTTAGTTTTCCATATTGATGCTTTTTATCTGCATCAACTATCATCCCGCCGCTATGGTTTATTATTCCCCAATCTTCAGTGACCCTACAGCTAAATCCAAAACCTACTTGCATATCTATAAAAGCACATCGACCAACTCCCGTAATTATTCCTTTGAATAAATAAAGTATATTATTGATAATAAAAATATTAGGTATTTTAAAAACGCCGGTAGGCATATCGCCGTTAGTCCCGTCACCAAAAGTGACCAACCCTGTTACACTGTCGTATAAAAAATGACGACCACGCTTGTCAGCATACATATCAGCGAATGAAGAAGCTTGTGTATATAAACTACCTTCTATATAACCATAGCCCAATTCCGGCGGGAAGTTGCCAGAGGCATCCGATGGAATAGTGAGCGTTTCCGATGCTGTACCCGTAAGCGTACCAGCATCAATAAGCTGACCATCTAACTCAATAGTGCCAGAGTTGCAGTAAAAATAATCTATCTCGCATATATTAATCTGTGTCGTTGAAGTGTTGCGAAATATTAATTTTGTGAAGATACTCTGTGCTGTTGCGCGATCCAAAGCGACTGTGCTTCTATCAAAAATCAGACTAGACACGCCAGATAAAAAGTATTGATCGCCCGGCGCAGGGCTGTAGTTACTCTCTAAGTCATTTTCTGTCGTTATTGATATTGTAGCCATTAGACACCCCTATTAGCTTTTTAACGTAATTATTAACTAAATCATAAAATTGAAAAACTCCATCGGAGTTCCACATAAAACAAGTACCTTCTTTCATAGTTTATTCTCAAAGTTTGATTATAGGTTGAGCTACGCATCTACATTGAATATCCTGTCCTGGATGACCTGTGTCTTTAGGAGGATCATCCCATCTGAATATTTTGCCGTTCTTAGACTTATGATCATCTCTCACTCTTTCGTCTCCGGAAGTACGCCATATATACTCCTCTACTCCTAGATTCCTAGATCGCTGTTGAGTAAG